AAACTTACCATTATTCACACCTCACAACATCTTGTGACAGTGATTATGGACGAGTTTATTGAGGGGGATTAATAGCATTTGAGTTCTCAATCTCGTTAACAAAATTGATTGCGTTATGATTATTCGTTAAAAATCACAAAAACAGTTATGAACACTGAAGAAAACAATCAAGAAACAGTAGAGGTAGCAGAGGAGACTACCGAAGAGCAAACCGAAGAATCTGATGTCATCACCATTCCTAAAGGTGAATGGAATAAGACTCAGCAAACTGTCGGCTCACTCAAGAGGGAGATTAAGACCCTTAAAAAGGCCGCTGAATCCCAAGAAACTTCTACAGGTGAATTAGCGGAATCTCAGTTGGAGTATCTTGAGCTTAAAGGCATATCAGACGAAGAAGAAATTGGCATCATTTCAAAGTTTGTGGCTAAAACAGGTCAAACTGTTCGCCAAGCCTTGAAAGATGACTATGTTCAAACAAAGCTGAACGCCCTAAAAGCTGATAAGTCTGTCAAAAATGCTACGCCAGGTGCTACAAAGCGCGGTGGCAACCCAACAACTAATGTTGCTGCGGCAATAGCAAGGTTTGAACAGACTGGAGAATTACCTGACGATTTTGCAACCCGCACAGAAGTTATAAACTCTGTTACTGCTAAGGGTGGTTCTAGTAAACCGCCGTGGCATAGGGGATAAGCTAATTCACTTAATTTACAAGTTAATTCTATAAATTAAGTGGCTAATACAATTATCTATCAGGCACTGTGGGAGAATAAGCTCGCACAACGTCTTGATAAGGCGCAAAATTGGAAAGAGGTTTGCGATGTGGTCTACACAGACTCACAGACATACAACTTCCCTCTCATTGCGACAACAGGCGAACCAGCAGTAGCTACTCTTACGAATACTGCAGCTGGCCGTTCAACGCTCTCTAACGTCATTCCATTTGTCGATGTAACAATCACAAACGAAACACTCTCAATCATTACGGCTGAGATTGACTCTGTGTACATTGATTTTGCTGACCAAGCACAGTCAAATTACGCAAAGTTGGCAGAAATGGGTACTTTGCTCGGTAAGAAGATTAACGAACGTGCAGAAACAGTAGTCCTTGCGAATCATGCAAATTGGACCAACTTCGGTGATACTGGCGGTGGTGTTCTAGGTCTCGCGTCTACAGCTATCACAGTATCTGCTTCAAACATCGATGACATTGTTCGCGGTGTTATTGAGCAGATTTACACAGCTAACGGCTTCAATCTCTACAAAGAGAATGGAGGTTTCATCACATGGCGTCCTTCTGACTGGACTCTTATGACACAGTTCATGCAGGCTAACGGTTTCAATTTGGCTGATAAGGCACTAAGTGGTGGCTCAACTATCGGTATTGATTACCTCGGACTCAACCATTACGTTTCTACTTCTCATGCAGCTGGTCACGTCATGGCGGGTGTACGCGGAGTTCAGAAATTCGGTATCTTGTCTTCAACTTACGGAAAGATTCGTGCAGCTGATATGCCAGCAAGTTCAACAGCTGGTTCACTCTCAGGTACACAAATTCACACTCGATTGGATTACGGCCTTTTGGTTCCAACAAACCTCAAGCCTACACTCTTCGACGTGAACGTAGCTTAGTTTGTTTGTCATCTTTGCTCCTTCGCGGGGGCAAGATATGGCAAATAAATCAAAGAAAGAAAAAGTCGTAATTGGCATGCCGTGTACTGACGGTATTTGCGCACAAACTGCTCAAGCGATTGCGGGGGCTGTTATTGGAGCAGAGGGTACGGTCATTGACGCAGTTCTTCACATTTCATGCGAGATTGCGAGCTCAAGAACATACCTCGTGCAACAAGCGATAAAAGCTGGGGCTACCCACCTACTCTTTATCGATAGCGACATGGTGTTTCCTTACGAGGTTATTCCTAAACTCTTGGCGCACAAGAAGCACATTATTGGTTTGGAATATAACCGTCGTAAGTTCCCCCTTGAGGGCACATCACAGCCCCTCACAGAACGTAAGGAGAATGAAATCTATCGTGCTCGATACGTTGGAACTGGGGTCATGCTCATTGACCTGTCCATTTTTGATAAGGAGTGGATAGACCCACAAAGCGGAAAGAAAGCTCCGTGGTTTTCATTTGGTAGGGATAGTCAGGGTGCACTAGCATTAGGGGAGGACGCTTGGTTTTGTTACACGGCACAGGATAACGGTTACGAGGTGTGGATAGACCCGACTATTAAAGCGGGTCATATAGGAACTTTTATATATTAAACAATTATGTCTATAGCTTTTTCAGACACAGTAAATAACACAGGAATCGTCCAGCAGGTTCGTGATTTGATGCGTGTTGACGCTACACAGTGGCCGACATCTCGAATCGTAAACTCGGTGAACAACTATCTTGATTTGGTCACTGGTTATGCAATCGGTGCTGACCGCAGGTTTCAGTGGGACGATACAAACCACACCAAGCTCCCAGAGGGTACTACTGACTTAACGATAAATGTTTCGGATTATTCATTCCTCACAGACGAGCAGGGAAATTCGATTATCACACTTACAGGTATATCACGGCTTGAGTCGGGTTCTAACTACGAGCCACTTTATCTCATTGATAGGAATGATTCTGATTATGATGCCGCAAACTTTGGAATTGTGTCAGGAACACCAACCTGTTATGACAAAATTGCGGACAATATTATTCGTTTAGACACAAAGCCACCAGCAACGGTATCTGCTGGCCTCAAGTTCTTCTTCCAACGTACGCCATCATATTTTGCGGCAACTGATACAACAAAAGCTCCTGGTGTGTCTCCCCTACTTCATCGCGGGTTTGTTATTGCTGCTGCTTATGACGGTGCAATGACTTTGGGTCTTCCAAACTTGCAACCGCTTTCTGTTGAAAGACAAATGGAGGAAAAGAAAATGATTCAATACTTTTCTGACCGCAACAAGGACGACAACCAAATGATGACAATGAAGTCAATATCGTTTAGATAATTAATATGGCACTCGTAAACATTTCAAAACCAACCACTTCACTCACTAACACCACTAAGGTGTCTTCTTATGAGACTTGGGACACTAACACGACGACTTGGGATACAGAAACTCGCACATGGGACGATATGGGGTCTTTGTTCGATAATGTTTCAAAGGGAACAACAGGATTTCTTTGGTCTTTAACAAGATTTCCTTGGACTGAAACCGCACCATGGCTTACAGATAACGGCATTACGAATATAAGTAAACCAGCATAACATGGCAATCACTTCATTAAACGCATCAGATAGTGGCTCAACCTCGAGGACAACAATCAACGACAACTTTACTGACCTTGATACCACTAAGGCTGATTTAGCTTCACCAACTTTTACAGGATTAGTTACAACTCCAGCAATCAAAATCACCACAGGAGCTTCTTCTGGATATTTACTTCAATCAGATGCCGATGGTGATGCTAGTTGGGTTCAGGCTTCTGGAACGGTTACCATTGAAACAACCACGGGAGTAACTCACTCTCTTACTACTACCGCAGGACAGAAAGTAATTGTGTGGGCAAAGGGAAATATTTTATTCTCAACAAACGTAGACACAACATGTTTGTTAGCCTATAACGGGGTGACCAAAGACACTACGGCTCATAAGGTTGATGCTTCGGGTGTGACAAGAAGACATGCTTTCGCCTTGATGTACACAGAAACTCCTGGGGCAGCGACCCAGAACGTAACCGTAACGGCTGGTGCTGGGACACTTGAGAATGTCGTTATTATCGTAATGAAAATAGGATAAAAATATGTCAACAATAACTTCACTTGTAGGCGGAGACGGCATCACTACGGCCAACTCAATGACCAAGATAAATACGAATTTTACGAATCTCAACACTGATAAAATCGAGACATCGGTTATTGATACTGACACAACACTGGCCGCTAATTCTGACGCAAAGATTCCATCTCAAAAAGCAGTCAAGGCGTATGCAGATTCATTTATAAGCCCAATTAATGCTGTTTATCCTGTAGGTTCAATTTATCTATCGACAGTATCAACTAACCCAAATGTTCTCTTTGGGTTAGGAACATGGTCTGCTTTTGGTTCAGGTAGAGTGTTAATAGGTGCTGGTACTGGAACGGTTGTTGCTACTTTTGCCTCACGTTCTTCTAATGTTATTACAGTTACAGGACTTACAAATGCAGCAAATAATGAGTTTCAAACAGGGCAAGCGGTAGTCTATGTTTCGACTGGTTCAGTGATTACAGGTCTTACTTCAACTTCAACTTACTATATTGTTAGAGTTTCAAATACTACTTTCTCACTAGCTTCATCTCTAGCAAATGCTCAAAATGGTACGGTCATTACTCTTTCGAGTGATGGAACAGGCACACAAACATTCACATTGACACTTACAGCAAGAACATCTGGTGATACTGGTGGAGAAGAAAATCATGCGATGAGTTCAAGTGAATTATTGGCACACACGCACACACTTCCAACTTCAACTGGTGGAGGTAGTGGAACGTCACTTAGTCCTGGAACAGAGATACCTGTATATTCTAGGACATCAACTTCATCTGGCGGTAATGCCTCAATGAACAACATGCAACCATTTATTACGTGTTATATGTGGCAGAGAACAGCTTAAATTATTATGTCCAAAACAGTTGAGATAAAAGTGAATAACGGACAGTTTAAGAAAGGTTCAATCCCTTGGCACAAAGGTAAAACTGGTGTCTATTCAGAGGAGACTTTAGCTAAATTTTCCAACAAAAGAAAGGGTGTTGCATCTTGGAATAAAGGCAAGAAACTAACTGAAAAACACAGAAAGGCTTTGGTTAATTCACATTTAGGAAAAATGACCAAGGAAAAAAATTCTAATTGGAAGGGTGGGGTGACTCCAGTAAATCAGCAAATAAGAACATCGTTTGAATATAAATGTTGGAGAGAATCAGTATTTGCTCGTGATAACTGGACTTGCATTTGGTGTGGCGTAAGGGGTGGTAAATTGCACGCTGACCACATAAAACCCTTTTCGAGATACCCAGAATTAAGACTAGCTATTGATAACGGAAGGACATTGTGCGAGGACTGTCACAGGACTACCGACACATGGGGATTTAATAAAAATACAAAATGAGCAAGACTGTTGAAATTAGAGTTAACCAGTTTAGCGGGGGAATCACTGATTCACCACGTCAAACGAGTGCAAATGGATTCCAAATCTCAAAACACTTTGATGTGTTTAGCGACCCGACGAGACTTATTCCGTATAGGTCGTTAGAACAAGATACAAACGACGGTTCTACTGCGACTGGCATGAAGCAGTATTTTGTTAAAGACTTCGTATACCACTCTGCTTCTGCAAAACTCTACGGTCTAGGCCAAACGGGTGCAGGACTTACGAAGATTGTCTATAAAGCAGATGCCACTACTGGAAATTGGACGCTTCCTACTTCTTCCGAAGGTGACGCAGCAGTTCAGAACGGCTGTCTCGTAGAGTATAAGGATTACCTCTGGGGCTTTCAGGGCACAACACAAGTATTTAGGTGGGGACTGCTTTCGGGAACTCCTAGCATTACCAACTCACAGGGTACTGTGGGAACAATCACGTCTGTTGCACAAGGCTTAATTGCTAAAGACGACAATCTTTATCTTCCGTACAACAACAAGCTCGTAAGAGTGAACGCAAGCGGAACAGTAGCTGATGCTCAACTCACCCTGCCTACTAATTTCAAAATCACATCTATCGCCAACTTTGGTAGTTACCTAGCTATCGCTTGTGCACCTATCTCTACTTTTAACGGTGCGTCCAAAGTGTTCTTGTGGAACTTAACCTCTACAGACGTTCAGGAAGCGATTGATTGGGGTGAGGGTGAACTACGAGTCCTTGAAACCATTGAGGGTATGCTTATTGGTATCACTGACCGTTACTTAAACAACGCAACAGGCGCGGGACGAGGTTCTATGATTATCCAAGGGTATACAGGTGGCGTCCCGCAGGTCTTAAAAGAAGTATTTACCCAAGCACTTAGCGGTAAAACAATGCCACTATCAAAGGCGGTAAAGAATAACCGTGTTTTCTTTGCGGCAAAGTTGATGACCAATTCTGCGGGTACTGAGTATAACGAAGGTATTTGGTCTTTTGGTAGGAAGAACATTAATTACCCTTACACACTCACTCTCGATATTATTGATGAGAACATAAACACATCAGGTATCCAGTCTTTTGGTACTGCGGCAAACTACTTCTTCATTTCTCACTCTGGCGACGGTTCAATCGACAAAACTAACGATGCGGCCACCTACGCATTTACTTCTATTTACGAGACACAAATTTACGACTTCGGAGACATTGATAGCGATAAAAGACTCGAGTCGGTAAAGGTCTATTTTAGAAAATTAGCTACAGGTGAGTCTGTGACCGTGAAATACAAGGTAGATGACGCTACTTCGTGGACTACGATAGGAACTGACAGCACAGTGGGTGACTTGTCGAGAACATTTTTGAATATTGAAAGCACTGGGGCTGCGTTTTCATCAGGTAAAGAGTTCAAGTTCCAGATTACGAGTACGGGCGGGGCAGAAATTACGGGCTACAAGTGCCAAGCAACGCTTCTAAACGTACCATGATGAAACCAAACACGGACCAACAGAATAAGATTGACCAGTTTGAGAAGGACTTGAAAGCCTTGAGTGATGAGTATTACGCAAACAACTTCTCAGCAAGTCAGGATTTTAATAAATATTCTCGATTTAATTCGAGATTAAAGGTTCCCCACTATGCTTCTGACCCTGTTTATGGAGAGGTTGGCGAGATTATCGAAGTTGGGGGCAAATTAAAGATATGTACTACGGCAAGTCCAACTGCGGCAGTGTATACGGTAGTCGGAACACAAACATAGAATGGTATAATTATAAAAACTGATGGCAAATAAAAACAAATCAAGAAGGTCGGGGCGTGGCATGAGAAGTTCATCACAAGGTGGCAAAACTACATCAGATGGATTTGGTAATTCTGCTTTGGCTAATCGAGTCAGGTCTGCAACTCAACGAACAAATCAGGTGCTTGCTGGACGTGGTTCAAACCAGAGTTTTGATACCAACACAGGTAGAGGATATAACGTAGACACAAATACTAACACTATAAATTCAGAGTCAGTCGCTCCGTCAACACCAATAAATTTACCTATAAAAGATACTCCGCCTGACCCCCTGGGTGCTGTTCTTGGTAATAATGCTGGGCTTAATTTAGAAGGAACAGGCCGAACTTACGACACTAAAAGCAATCAATTCACAGATACACCCCTAACAATGGGAGCTAAAACTGGAGGCATAACCCAACAAGATATTCTGGGTTATATGGGCCTAAATATGCCTCAACAGAAGAATGTTTCTGATGACCCTGAGTATCGTAAAGCACTAAAGGCTAAAGAAAGTGCGGCTAGAACCGTTAAGGGTTATACAGATAACCTCAATGCTCTTATCACTAGTTCGCAACAACAAAAATTAAACCTAGAAAATCAAGGAAGGGGTATCACTACTGATATTCTCGACACACAGTCTTACGAGATTTCAAGGCGTACTGCAGTAGCCGCACTGCCAGTACAAGCTCAAATCGCAGCTGCACAGGGTGACTTAGAATCGGCACAAAGTCACCTAGAATCTTTGTATGCAATGAAATCAGAAGAATTGACTAATGAATATAACTACAAAGTTAACCTATTCAATTCCATTTCGGGGCTACTTACCAAAGCAGAGGAAAGACAGTATAACGAAGCAAAAGCACTTGAGACTAGAACTTATAACGAGTACCAATCAAATGCTGATTCTCAAGATGAGTGGGCAAGAACAGCCCTAACTAATGGTCATCCAGAACTGATTGCGTCTATACACAGAATTGACCCAAAATCACCAACATTTAAGCAACAACTTGCCAAGATTCAAGGTAGGATGGCTCCAGTTAGTAGTGATGATGGCATTCCTACAATAAAAACTATAAATGGTACTGATTATCAGTGGGAACCTATAACACAGTCATGGATTAAACCAGAAACTCCTGATGGTGTTAGTACCACTCCAGGCTTTGAGAATGCAAAGACAATGGAAGAGACTCAAATGGAGTTTCAGAATCTTGACCAAGCTTTCGATAGTATTCGAGCTATTGCAGCCGACTACGATAAGGACGTATTTCAGCTTGATATAAATGATATTAGGAAATTCAGTAATGCCGATATGGACGTGGTTGGAAAGTCACTGGCGATTATACAGAATCCACAGCTTGAGAAAGTCGGAGGTGATGCTGGTAATGCACTTGAGGCAACTGGATTTAGTGGCAAGGTTAAACAATTCTTTAGAAGGAACACTCCTTTTGTTGGAGGAAAAAAATATACATCAGAAGATGTTTACGACGCCGTTTTACAAGCAAGAAAACAGTATAAACAAAAAGTCGCAAAGTTTGGGTATGCAGTTACTGATACTGGCGAATTAGTGCCAATAATCCAATAAAATGAAGATACTTCCACCAATGACAGCAGCAGAGTTTGAGGCAAAATATAAAAAGAAACCTTTTTCAGGTGTCTCTAAAGAAGTTCAGGACCAGGTTAACACTCCAGGTTTTTTATCCCGAGTAAGAAAAGTGGTGGCTAATGCAGGAGAGAACGTAAACCAGGCTATATCTGGCACAGATGAGTTTGCTGGACAATCTTCAGTACGTCGTGGTTTTGAGGCTACTGCTCAGGCTTTCAATACTGTTCCGAAGATTGGCTATGAAGCTCTGCCCGAAGTAGCTCGCCAAGGTCTTTCAAAAGCGGGTGAGGTTGTAGGTAAGGGTTTTCAGGCGGTTACTAATAAAATTGGTGATAGTCCAGCCCTACAAGACTGGGTTATGAAGCACCCAGAAGCAGCTCGTTCACTTGAAGAAGTTGCTGGCATCGGTTCAGCCGCAGGTCAAATCGCTGGTGATATTCTAATAATTAATCAGGGAGCAAAATTAGCCCAAGTAGGCGCGGAAGCTGGGGCTAAGGCTATATCAAAAGTAGGACAAGGAGTTAGCAAGGTTGGTGAGAAAGTCTTTAAATCTGCTTACACTCCTACGGCTGATGAGGCTCGACTACTCCAAGGAAATCAGGCCAAAGTTAAATTCTTGAAGCAAGAATTGGCTAAAACCACGAAAGGCACAAAGGAATTTACTGAAGTTTCTAAGCAACTCGACGATGCAATCAAGGCAAAGCCTGTTATCTCGAGTGATACCGCTCTTCGTAAGGGTATTGCTGGTACTGAAAAACAAATCGGTGTTCAATCTAATGTAGAGAAACTTGACCTATGGAAGAACAAGATTGAGCCAGCTCTTAAAAATTCAAAAGAGACAATTACCAAAGATGAGTTGTTTGCCAAAGCGGCAAAAAGAGTTGCGGAAGAAGTCGAACCCTCAAGAAAGGCGGACTTTCAGCGAGCTTTTGAATCTCTACAAGATGACTACAAAGACTTTAGTGGGACTGATATGATAAAAGCGAATCAGATAAAGACCTCCCTCGATAAGTTTACCCCTTCAAAGATTTTCAAGGGGCAGGATGTTGCAAGTGAAGTAAAAACCCTGAAAGCAGACATGGCTGATGCTATCCGTGATAAAACACGGGAGTCAATAACAAAGATTGGAGACCAGAGTACCCAGGCAGCTTACCGTGATTACTCAAACCTAAAAGAGTTAGAGAAGGTCGGTATCAAAGCTCTCACAACTGCAGGTAAAAAAGGAGGGTTTGGAAACTTCTGGACAACTGTATATGAACAAGCAACTACTCCAGTCAAAACTATTGGGGGTAAGGTGCTGTATCGTGTAGGCAATAAACTAGAGTTTATTGGTGAAAAGGGTGTAGAAACACTAGGTGAACACCTAGAAAACATTGGTGCTGTTGCAACACTAAAAAGTAGTTTAGCGGCGGCAGATAAGCAGGCTGGTTTTGTAAAAAATCCTCTTGCACAAAACATGAATCCCGTTGCTCCTAAAGCTGGCTCAACAGAACAACTCCTAGAGTCGGCAACTGGCTGGAAACCTGGAATGCGCCAGGTGTTCGATACAGCTCTTCTTCATGAAGATTCTGTCGCCTTAAAGTCGTTGTTATCCGAAGCACCTGCTGAGTATGTAGCGCGATATGCAGACAAGATAACGAAGATTTTAAGCAAAAAACCCTAATGAGTTCTTGCCGAAACATCAAGAACAAAAATTCCAATGAGAATCAGAATTAATATCAACATGCCTCTATTTTATCACAAACCGTAGATAAGTCAATAACAATGGAACTAACTCCTCAACAGCAAAGAAAACTAGAGAAACTTACTAAGGTTGTTAACCAGGGTGATTTAGCTATTTTAGAGCACTTATTCGAGCTAGAAACCAAGATAGACGAAGTTAAAGAGGAAATCCCTGACTTAGACGACGTTTTAGAATCGGTAAAGGGCCAGCCAGGTAAAGACTCTGACATTGCTGGACCCCAAGGTGAGCCTGGTGAGGATTATGTTTTGACCGAAGAAGATAAGGCAGAAATTGCCTCAAAGATTACCGTTCCTGTTGTCGAAAAGGTTATTGAGAAAATTCAAACTATTCGTGAAATACCTATTGTTACCGAAAACGTAGTAGAGGTTGCGGTTACTGATACCCCTGAAAAGATTGTAGACAAGATAAACTCCTCGGAATATCAAATTGAACCTGAACGTGTTAAAGGGCTTAATGACCTAAAAGATGAGGTTAAGTCTGTAAAGACAGCAGGACAATCCCGTGCTGGCTGGGGTGCTCACCCTATTACTGTTCAGCAATCTGGCACAACAAAAACCAAGAACGCTAGAATCCTTGATTTTACTGGAGCAACTGTTACTCAGACTCCATCTGGTGTGACAAGCATAGACGTTCAAGCTGCTGGTGACGCTCGTTACCTCAAGCTCGACGCTTCAAATGACCCACTCACCGCACCGCTAGAAATTACTGTAAGTGGTGACGCAACAATCACGCTTACGGACGAAACCTTCCCAGGAACATACACAAATTTTGGAATGGTCGCTGGTTCTGCTACGTGGTCTTACTACAACGGCGAGTTCTTTGACTACCTCTATTTTGGTGGCACGTCGCTGATTCTTGAACCTGCGTCTGGTGGTCTTATTAATATCAGTACAAGCGGCGTAACTTGGAATGCAATTATTGCTGGTGCTGACGCTAATGATGTTGCCTTTATTGGACCACCCGCAACTGCTGGTTCTAACCTTAATGGTAGCGATATTCAAATCAAAGGTGGAAATTCTACGGGTACTGGTCAAGGAACTGTAGAGCTGTGGGCGTCGGGCGGTGGTTCGTCGGGAGCAGCAACACAGGCTTCCGCCCTAGTAACGACTGTTAAATATGACGGTATTTACCATGAAAAGATTGTTAAGGAGTACAACAACATCGCGACAGTCAACGGCGGCGTTCCTGCTGAATACGCAACTGCGTCACTAACAGCACAAGCGGCGGCAAAAACCGCCACAACGCTGTATGCCGTCCCTGCTTCTGGTGCGGGCTATTACCGAGTGTCTTATGTCGCAACAGTTACTCGCGCCGCAACAACATCTTGTGTCCTTGGCGGAGCAAACGGTTTTCAGATAATTTTCACCGACCCCACGGATTCAGTGGTAAAGACAAGTAATCCAACAACGCCAGTGATAAGTGCGGTGAACGCCACAGGTACTACTATTAGCGGTTGCCTAATAGCAAACTGTAAGGCGTCAACGAATTTGCAGTACCAGTTCGGCTACACGTCAGTTGGTGCGACCACAATGCAGTACGATTTATTTGTAACCGTAGAAAAACTATAATGAACCCATCAAACATAATTCCAACAATCGAAGGTCTTGAAGTGCTTGCTCGCAACGTCACATCGTCTGGCAAACGACTTGAGTTTTTGCTTAAACGAGCAAAGCAATCAGCCATAAGAAACGAGTTTCAGTTCCCGCTTACTCAAGCAGAAGTAAACCAACTTGTTACGGTTTACCTACCTTTATATAATGAAGCACGACGACAAATTGAAATTGCTGCTGACGCTTTGGGAACTGACCCGTTGAACTAACATGGATTTAGAATCAAAGAAATTATTAGAGGATATTAAGAAGGGTTTTGAAGCTCACAACGACACCATCATTAAAACGATTGAGGCAACGGTGAATGGTAAAATAGATAAGCTCACCAACAACTTTAATCATTGGAAAGAGCATGAGACTAACGAGAGAACAAAAATAAAACAAAGTTTAGATGAGTATGTTGTTCAAACTGACGAATACCGAAAATCCACTGAGCCGATGATTGAGTTTTTTAATAACATGAACGGTGCAAAGAAAGTAATGTTCTGGGGGCTAAGTATCTTTGCGGGTATTGGCGGTGCATTTTTAATGGTTAGAGAAATATTAAAATGAGACAATACGGTTTACAAATATCGTACCCCGACAAAAAAGCATACGCACTCGGTAGCGCACGTTCGTTACCACAAGTTGTATTACAAGAAGACGGCCAATGGGATACTTTTCTACCACAATACGAACCACAATCAGAGAATTTTGAGACATGCGGATGTACTGTATGGGGCACACAGAATTGCGTAGAAACTTTAGAGAAAAAACTTACAGGAAAAGAAAGTAATTACTCTGAACGATTTAACTACATTTTGAATAACATTACGTGCCCTGGTGCTGACCCGCATGCAGTATGTGAAGAGATACGAATGGACGGTTTGGTCGGCAGTGAAGTCTTGCCGATGGCGGATACGTTGGAGGCTTTCATTACTCCAAAACCAATGGATTCCGAACTACTACTCACGGCTCAAAGATGGCCGTTTCTTTTTTACCATGAGTGGGTGATTTTTGGAGACGACAAAAAGCAAAAGGAAAAGATGAAAGAAGCACTTAAATACTCACCACTCGGGGTGGCTGTGTATGCATGGTTTCCTGATGGAGATAAGTATATGCGTATGGGTACAGACAATCATTGGTGTATGATTTTTGGATACGAAGAAGGTAAATATTGGAAGTGCTTTGATTCATACGACCACTCGATAAAGTATCTCGATTGGGATTTTGGATTCTATTGTGTAAAGAGATTTCAGCTTGTTGAAAAGAAAGAAGTTGTACCTAAAGACAATTGGCTTGTTGAACTTATTAAGAACTTTCTAAAAATATTCAAATGGTCATAAAAAACATAGCCGTTCACAATTTTGGTCCGAATGGCGTTGACCCACTATCAAAGTCTGCTCACCTAACAGAGAGTAATATCAATAACGCCCACAAAAACCGATGGCCTGAGTTTCCTTCTGAACTAAACAATTCTTATATTGGATATAACTTTATAATCTATCCCAACGGTGAGATGAAGCAGTACCGCTTTATAGGCGAGGAAACTGCGGCACAAAAAGGTCATAACTTTGACACCCTCTCAATCTGCCTAGCAGGTAACTTCACAACGGGCGTAGAGTCACCCACTTTGACTCAAAAGATGAAGCTGAAAAACACGATACTTGCTCTTCTACGAAACGACCTCAAGGGCATGATGATTAAACACGGGACATCGTGTGACTTTAGTGTAGACAGAATCTACCCTCACCGCGTCCTACAACCTAATCACACGTCTTGTTATGGCAATTCTCTGTCAGATAACTGGGCGAAGAGTCTGGTAACTAATGAAGTTCAAATTAATCTGTTAACAACCTTGTTGGAGTTGTACAGAAAGTTGCTAAAATTAAAGAAGCTCGGAGCAACTGGAGTAGACTGCGGCATGGCGGACGTTCGAGGATAGTTCTTACAAACCTGAGGAGTACCACGATTCGCTTGTCGTGGCTGGCGATACCGTGTATAGCAAAATGCAACAGAGACAAAATATTTTTATATAAACGCTCTTCGATGCTAGATGCGCACTCCTCAGCTTTGTGCGAATTATCATTAAGGTAAAATCATGTATTCAACTACATACGCTGCCGTTATTGTTGCAATTTTAGCTCAGTTACTTCCTCGCTTTGGTGTTCAGATTGGCACAGAGGAACTGACCAGTGTTATCACTCTAGTTGTTCAGGCCGCTGCGGGCGCATGGGTTCTTGTTCAAAGATACCGCCGTGGTGACATCACTCCATTGGGTGTAAGAAAGTAGACTTTTTAGTAGTATAATAAAGTTACCGACTGTTGCTTACAGTAACGGTTGGTCGAAACGCCCCTCTGTCTAGGATAGTAGCTAGACACGGGGTTTTTCGTTTTTGGTATAATCTATAGATACAGTCTCTGGTGATAAGTTGGCAAACCTTTGTAACTGTTCTCGTCGAACTAGGAGAAAAAGGGAGAATTGCTTAATAATATAAACATAATGTTTGAATTTACTTTTAATCGCTGCTATAAGTTTGGGCGTAATTGCTCCACCACAAGTAGTGTATGCAGAGGAAAAGCCAGTCATAGCATTAGTAGCTCCGTATGTTGAAACAGTTTTTACACCTGAATTACCCGTTGAATCTTTAGAAGAAATGGCGGACAGAATCGCCATTGAACACAAAATCGCGACTAGCACGCTTCGTAATTTGGTTTGGTCTGAGTCACGTTGGGACATAAAAGCTGACAATGGGTTTGATAGAGGTCTTGTTCAAATAAACCGCAAGTCGTGGCCTGACATAACAGACGAGATGGCATTTGACCCTGAGTTTTCTCTTAATTGGGCGGCAGAGAAAGTTGCGTCGGGTGAGGAGTATCGCTTTGTAGTTTGTTCGTGTTGGGCTTTGGTAAAAACCAAAATACCCACACTTCCACGAATGAAAGACATTGTGCCAAACTCTGAAATTCAGGTCGGTAGTGTGGCAGTATTTCAGTATCCAATCAAGCATGTTGCCTATGTTAAAGAAGTTTACGATACATACTTCATTGTTACAGAAAGTAACTACACGCCATGTCTATATCAGGACCGAAGAGTAGAAAATGTAGACAAGTCTTTGGTTGGATTTTGGAAAGTGATATGATTGTAAATGCAATAGAAATGTTGCGATAAATTTGTCAAAGAAACCACTTTAGCTGTAGGTGGTTTTTTTGTGCATAAATTGATGTGTGATTCGTGGTATAATTAGATACTAGAAAGTTCACCTTTTCCTTTTAGGAGGAGAAAAATGTGCGTACTCACAGACGTTGCTGTCCGTCTTGGTCAGACCACCCGACAGGTATGCGAACTCGCGTCCCCAGCCGTGGGCACACAAGCCTACTGGGAATGGAAGCAGACAGGGAAGCTGCCAGGGTGGCTCGAGGCATGGTGCTCCGATGTCCTTACTGGTGGGAAGCCACAAAGGGCGTTAAACCTCTCAAGCGCGAGCGAAAAAGGCCTATTCGGTCAGGACATCCATCACGACTTGGAAGCAGATAGCTGTCAGTAGTCATAGTAGTTCCTCTCGTGAGGAACTTCGCTCCCTGTCCGTGGTGTTCTAGGACGGGCATCACGGGCATTTCGGGTCTCGTGGAATCTCCTCTCACCTCCAGTGGGCGTAGGCGAAAGCTGAAACCCACTGTTTTCTTTACATGAAGTTTTGTATAATTAAGTGGTAGAGGATTGCTTGCGGACTCTCGGACGGTGACAAACCAAAGACGAGATTCGCAAGGAGTTCTTTACAGGAGTGTTGAGTGTTGGGTCAATAAGAGCTGATGCGCGTCTTAATATTCGAGTAGCTCTGACTTAGGTCGTATACCTAATACCCAACACCCAGCACTTCTGAATAGTTCTTTACAGGAGTGTTGAGTGCGGTAGTTAGGGCGAGCGATGGGAGATATGCGCGCTGAAGGCCCATGTAAGTCTCGGCAAACGGTTCGACCCGGGAACTATCGCACCCAGCACTTCTGGAAGAGCTACGTATACACAAAAGCCCACCTTTATTGGTGGTGTTTTTGTTATAATATGTACATGACAAACTTTATAAAAATTTCAGCAATATCTGTTTTTGCACTTTTCTTTTTAGGAATACTGGTGGCGTCTTTTATTGCAGTAAACGCTAGTCCAGAACCCGCTTCTGATGTCGGTTTAGTTGCCACTTCAACACTACCTATCTCCTGTGACCACACTTCAAAGATGTATGAATGCACTGGCTGTACGTGGGTGTGGTCTGTAGATGGTGAGGAGAAGCAATACTGTGAGTCTTGTAGGTGGCGTTAGTCTAAAAGCCCCTCCCATTTCGGCATAACGAACCGAACGTACAAAATAATAACCAAATAGACTGGCGCGAGAATTGCAGCCAGAGTTTTCTTTTTCCAGTCACCAATCCAGAGTCCCTGATACCCACCGTTGCCGTCTTTGTCACCGTACGTCCAATGCAAAAAGAGAACTGGCAAAGCCACAAAGGGGGAAGCTATAAGAAATAAAGTCATTTTAATCATTGTATAAAGTGGGGAGTCCTTTCCCCACATCGGCTGTTATGCCGAAAAGTTTGCCTCATGCGTTCTGATAGCCCTCGGGATGAACGGGCTCATCATCGTCATCGTCGTCTGGCTCTGGACGGCGCGGTGGCGGTGAGGGCTTGTCGTCATCGTCGTCCTCGTCGGGCTTCGAGATGCCACCAGCGTCTCGAATTGCGTCACGCGTCGCTTCTTCTTCGGGGCTTGAGGTGAATGGCCACATGATACGTATCCTTTTGTACAAAAGAACAACCGAACCTGTGAATCAGAACGTCTGACTCACTTGTTGATGATGTTTATTACTACCCATGCATCAACGTAATCGTCGTAAGGGTCTTCAAACATGACAGGTCTCCTTGTAAATTACCGAAACATATCGGTACTTGCCTCATTTGAGAGCAAGCGGTGAGTGTGTACCCACCGTCTGCTATCAATGTTATTTTTTATATACTAACATGGTGCTGTTTTATTGTCAAGTGCTATCACCCTCTCAATGTTGTCTTGGTGGGTCATTTTATATTTTCTCTAGTGGGGTGACTGGGTAAACATTCTCTTCGCGAAATTTCTCAATCTTTTCGTTGAAAAACGGTTTTGACTTCACTATATATTTTGGTTTTCCAAACCAGCCCTTAATTACTCGCATAACTACGCCCTTTTCAACAGACTTTGTAAACGACGGCACAATTTCCACTACGTCTCCAATTTTATATTTAGTTTCTTTCATTTATCTTTAGATTTAGGGGTGGTTAACCGATTTTCTTTCTCAGAGCTTCAACTTTTTGTTCTGCTTCTTTCAATTCTTTCTCAGCTTTTCGGTTTTCATATAAGTTTTTCAATGCACCTTGAACAGCGGCCAAGTCATATTTCTCAACCAATTTACGAACATCTGGGAGTACTGCGTTGATTAAATTTCGACGTTTTTCTCTGTTTGTAATGTTTGTCAATCGAACTTTTCTATTTATGTTTTTCATGTTTTTATTTTAATTATTCCTCCTCTGGTGAATTATAACCAGTGGTGTTAGAGCTTTTAATTGATTCTCTCATTTCATGTTTTGGATTATTTGTAAAATCTCATCACGTTGCTTGTCTTCTGGTGTTTGATAGGCAGTAATGTCCATTACTAAGCCTTGATACCCCAACGAGCCGTTCATCGTACCCCTGCAACCAAACCTCTCCTCAATGTCCGACATGATTTTTTCCCTCTGTTCTTCAAGGGTTTTTTCGATTGTGGTGCGGAGGAAGTTTATCGACTCTTGTACATACTGACCATCACAACAAATCTTCGATAGTAATTTTTTTGCTTCTGACTCCCAATTTTCTGCTGGTGGATTAGTTGGCATGGGATTCTCCAATTAAGGTTTTAATAATGTTTGAGATGTCGGTGAGGGCTTCATTGTAAGTCGCAATTTCTATATTCATTTCGTTCTCTCCTTCAAAACCGCCCGTAACCTTGTCTCTCTTCCTTTCCTCCACCTTCACCAGTAATGTTTTTAGTTCGGTGTCTCGTTTTGAGAGCCAGAAGTCGGCGATTTGTTGTTTGCTGGAAGTGGTAAAGGTTTCATAAAACTCCTCCCTCAAGCTATCTTTAATGTTTGGCATGTTACTTCACCTGCAAAAGAGCAATGTAGGTTTGTAGTAGTTCAATAAGCTGTAGCATGAGAGCGCGGTTACTAGAACCACCAGAGCTTGACTGACGCGTCTCTGGAGCGGGTGTGGGTTCTGGCACGACTTCATCTATATCTGCCGCTTCATGCGCGTCTGCACTAATAACTGGACTGTCTACTGCGGTCATTTCTGTTACCTGACCATATACGGGCACTGCTACTAAAAATGCGATTACGATAATTATTGTTTTCATATTATTTATTCTTTATACATTTCCGCTACCTCGGCGGCGTTTTCTATTAAATTCCCCATAATGTTCTTGTAGAACGTATCAAAGTCTACTGTGATGTTCTTATCGAAGTTGTAGATGTGTCTTAGCTTCGCTCGGAATAGCTGACTCTGACTGCGGGTGTCTTTGAGGATTAATGTTTCACCTAATGGGTCAAGCACATCAATTTTTACTGGTTTGAATGTGTAGACTTTATCCCAAGTTCCATTTTCGTTATCGTGCAACTCAACCTTTGGGATTGAGCCATCAATAGCTACATGGTAGTTATGGCCTGGGGTTATCTCTTTTGGCAACTCTGCCTTGCCAGACAGCTTTAAGATGTGACTGTTTATTGTTAGTTCGCTCATTTTCTAAATATATTTTTAACTCTTAACCACACCATTTTAAGCACTTCCCAAACTCCTTCGACTTCATAAACGTCACGAATCATTTGTGTGATTGGCATAGAGCAGAGTGGGCAAACATCTGGGTAGTCTGTTTGCCCATCGTAATCTTCAGGGGAAAAACCCCACACATCCCAACATTTTTTGCACTTATAATAAGTTTCTTTCATAGTTTTTCTATTTTACTTTTATACTCCTGAATCTTTAGTTCATAGGGGAAGTATTTTACGATTTCCTTTCGACGAGCTTCTAGTTTCTCAACAATGTCATCTCCGTAATCTTTTTTGAGCCTAAGGGCGAAAGCGGAAGGCTGTCCGTTGTAAAGCATGTTGCATGCATAACATTGAGTCTGGCAATTAATCTCATCGTATCTAAGGGCGGTGTATTGGCGAGGAGCAAAGTGACCACACTGAAGTTCTTTCCAATGCTTTCTAACTCCACAGGTGTAACAGTGCGTCATACCCTCCACATCTGCACCTCTTTGGCGGATAAATTTAGAGAACACCTCATCAAGCTTCTTTTTATAGCCAGAGATACCAATTTTTCTCTGCTTGCGCGGCTTGTCCTTATCTTTTAAGAGTGGTTTACCGTTCATAACAATGTTTGCGTTACAGGTTCTTTTGGTTTTAATCTAAACATCAGCACTGGCGCACCACGACCGTTCGGGTTGGAGACTTGTCTAGTTTCTAACGTGCCGTCTTTTCTGATTCGCCCCCTTAGAGCATGACGCTCGATTACACTTTCTTTATGCTTCACAATAGGGGAAAGTTGCCTACAAATATCCCCGCCGTACATCCAATCTCTACCGTCTAGGAATTTTACTGTTTCGTAGCAGATAGTTTCTGGTTTCATTTTAGTAGTTCAGGATTCTCGTAATTCATGTTAGATATAAAACTGTAATAATCGACGTTACTATTGACACCACGATAGAAACGATAGCCCACAAGATTTCTTCAGTATCCATTAGAAAGGGGCTATCTCGTCAGTAGTTGTCTTGTCCCACTGTAGCCAGAGCCAATGACGCCACTTGGTAACTAACTCATCAAGTTGGTATTGGTTGTCGTCACTATTTTCGTATTCAGAGATGGCAAGCAGTACAGCGTCACGGAGTGTCGCAGAAACTTTGATAGAAAGTTCTTTATTTCCTTGAAAGGTCTCGATTGACGCTTCCTTGCGTTCCATTGCCTTTGAGATGTTATTGCTCTTTGCCCCGTATGCAGGTTTACCTGTGGGCATTGGGTACAACGTGTGATTCGTGTACTGTCCGTTTACGACGGTTTTAAGGTCGCCCTCAACTGTTTGACCCTCCGCAAGGGAAGCAAACATTGGAAAACTGTCCCAGATAGCCACCTGTTCGTACAAGCCACCATTTTCACCTGTGAGATTTGCTTTTTTAAGCAACTTACCCGAAGCAAGGTTTTTTGTGGTTATTGAGTCTATTTTGAATTTAGCCATATTATTATCGTGTTTATATAATGCGTTCGTGTAATGCGATTTATTTTTTTATTTCTGCTGACTTATTTATTCTTATTCTTTCAGAACAAACTTCTTCTTTTGTTATATCTTCGTCTTTGAACTTTTTTTCTCTAATCCACCTGTAAACATTTTGTGTGCTGGTATTTTTTAGCTTTGCGTATTTATGGACTGGTACAAATTCATTCATAATCTTCGTCTATATAATTTGGGAAATCTATACTAAATAATTCTCCTATTTCCCATTGCTTTCTCCTTTCATCAACAATTTCTTTTACAAGTGATTTGTAGAACGAACCCTTGTAACCAAATAATTCTTTGTCCTTTATTCTTATTGGTATCCAGTTGATGTTTCTTAGATATGAGTCTCTTCTCTTATCTTTGAGTTTTTGTAGTTTACTCTCATGACTTTCGCCGTCTATTTCTAGTGCAATTTGTTCTGGTATAAACGCAAAGTCCAGAACGAATTTTTCACCTACTGGGTGTTGCCTAACAAAATCGACATCAATAATGAAACCAATATCTTTTAGAATCCCCATCACCGATGTTTCGTTTCTACCACTTATGCAGTTTTTAACTTTTGGGTGGTGAACCGTTGTTGCAAAGAACGTCTGTCTGCTGTGTCTACTTCGTAATCCGTCTACTTTTTTCATACTTATGTATCTACTAAATGTTAGATACTTAAGTATATCACGCACGCTACTAATCAAAATGATAATGGGTGTGTATAGCCTATTTTTTACTCTGGCATATTCCAAACACCAGTTCCGTCATCTACCCCTCTTTCGTGGTCGTTATCAATCCCCATCTCCTCACCCATGAGTTCTGCAAGCCATCTCATTTTCCCGCCCTTTTGATAATCAGGGTTACTGTCTATCAATTTTGCGAGGTCGTTATGATGTTCGGTTTGAGTTTTATTCATTTTCGTCTGATGTGTCTCTTAGACATTTATAGGTCTGCCATTGTCTATCCGTTCCAATCCATTCAGTTCTGCCTTCTTCATCTTTACCAGAATCAATTAGTCCTGCGGCCAGATGAAGGTGGTTATCTCGTTCCTCTGGGTTTAGTTTTTTCATCGTTCGTTGTTAGTTCCTTCTAAATAACTTGCCCCGCTAAAATCTTCTTCGTCCGCTTCTTCTCTCCACTCAAACTCTTCGCACTTGCAACGTGGTATCTGACACATACCCATATCGAGGTGGTCAAAGTCATCGTGGCCGCAAGTACATTTTTCGCTTGGGACTATCATGTTAGATAAAGAAAAGATAGTGAACGTAAACACCTATCGCTGATACTGCGACCAAACCAAGTGCAATCTTTACCGCAAGAACCTCACGGCGTTG